CGTGCAGGCGGAGAAGCGGGTGGGCAAGCACAAGTCCCGGCCGGTCTACCGGACGTTCCGGAAGTTCTATGACTACGATGCAGAGCAGCAGAAGGCTCTAAACGACAGAGAACCAGAAGACCGGTTCGCCGGTCTGAAACAATTCTTGCGGGAAGGAGGTGGAGAGAGTGGCTGACAAAATCAGTCTGGTGGCGATCCTATCGGCACAGGCTGCCGGATTTGTCAAGGGCATGAAAACTGCAACATCGTCCCTGAAAGACTTTTCGAGTGAAATCAAAAGCGGCTTCGCATTCGGCGTAATGGCCAAGGCGGGTGCCAGCGCGTTTTCTGCGATTTCCGGAAGTGTGTCCGGACTGGCGAAAGAGGCGGTTGAAACATCTGATGCTATGCAGAAGTTGCAGCAGGCCATGAAGTTTTCAGGAGACTACTCAAACAAGGAAATTGAGAAGATTGCGGGTCTGAACGGCACGTTAAAAAAATACGCCGATGAGACGGTGTTCGATTTAAATGACGTCATGAGCACATTTGGTGCCCTCTCTGCCAACGGTATCAAGGATGCAGATAGCCTGACGAAATCTGTGGGCAACGCTGTCGCAGTGTTCGGCGGCGGGGCGCAAGAGTATTCCAGTGTAGCGCTGGCCTTTTCGCAGGCAATGGCGTCCGGCAAGCTCCAAGCAGAAGACTGGAACCAGATTCTGAACGCAAGCCCTCAGCTTGCTGGTGGTCTGCGAAAAGAGCTGATGAAGCTGAATCCCAAATTGAAGAAGGACTTCAAGGGCGCGATGGCAGATGGCGCAATTTCAGCTGACTTGTTAGGCAAAGCCATGAACAATATCGGCATGACCAAAATGGCAAAAGAAGCGGCGACTTCTGTAACGACCTTTGAAGGTGCCATGGGCAACCTAGAAGCAACGGTGTCCAGCGGCTTGCTGACGCTTTATGACAGCTTTGCCAAAGCAGGGCTTATCAGCGCGATCAATACGCTGAATGGCAAGTTGGAAGAAGGATTCGATTGGATAGCAAGCAGTATTTCCAAGGCACAAAGAATCTTATCACCCTACATCCTGAACCTAAAGCTGTTTGCTGCTGATGTTGGGAAGGCGTTTGGAGAAGCGTTTTCGGCTGTCGGCAGTGCTATGGGATCCATTTTTTCTGAACTTAGTTCTACAGATGCTCAGTTAAGCTTCATTGATACCATGCGGGGGATTACCGGGGCTTTGAAAGCCTTTGCCGGTTTCATAAAAAAACACGCGGATACGATTGCCGCCATTATCCCCAAACTGGTAAAGCTCAGAATGGCCTACAAAGGTTTCAAAATCGTTAAGACCCTCGTCCCCGGCGTGAAAGCGTTCAGCAGCGCCATCGTCAAGATGGCCGGAAAGGGCATTGGGACGATTGCTGCCAAGCTGTTCGGCATCGCCGCCGGGGAAGAGGCCACCGGAGCGGCCTCCAGCGCCAGTGCAAAGCAGGTGCTGGCCAGCGCGGTGGCGTTTATCGCCCTGGGTGCCGGGGTCGCCCTGGCTGGGGTGGGGCTTGCGCTGGTGGCGCAGGCGGCCATCGCCCTGGCGAATCAAGGCGCGTTGGCCGTCGGCGTCATGGGCGGCCTGGTGGTCGCGCTGGCTGGTCTGGCCTTTGGCGCGTCCATCATCGGACCGGCGCTGACGGCGGGCGCGGTGGGCTTCGTGGCCTTCGGCGCTGCTATGGTGCTGGTGGGCGCTGGCATGGCGCTGGCGGCCGGGTTCATCAAGAACCTTGTCCCTTTGGTCAAGCAGGTGGGTGACACTGCCGCTCAAATGGCCGGCGCCTTCGCGGCGGCAGTTGCTGCCGTCATCGGCTCGGTGGGTGAGCTGGTAGGCAACATCGCCGACGGAGTGAGTCAGATCGTCACCTGCATCGGTGAGGAGCTGTGCAACGTCTTCGAGACGGCAGGCAACGCCATCAGCGGGGTGGTGGATTCCATCAGCGGCGGCATTGCCACCGTGGTGGATGCTATCAGCGGCGGCTTCCGGTCGGTGCTGGACGGTATCGCCGGGGTCATCGAGTCCATCGGCACCAGCGCCCGGAACGCCGGGCAGGGCTTCAGGCTCGTGGCCGAGGGTATCTCCCTCATTGCGGGGCTGTCCCTGCTGGACATTGCCAAGTCCCTGGGGGCTGTGGCCGTCGGCATCGGGGAGATCTCCCTGGCCGGTGAGGGCATGGGGGTCATCGGCGAAGGCGTGCAGAGCATTGCCACCGCCATCCAAGCTCTGTCGGTGGGGCAGGTCATCCTGGCCAGCATGGCCCAGTCCGGGGACATGGCATCTCAGGCGGCTGTGGGGTACTTCACTCTGGCGGCGGCCGTCCAAGAGATCGCCACGGTGTCCGCCGGTGTGTTGGTGGCTGCGGTCAGCCTTCAGGGGCTGGTAACCGTCGCCATCACATCCAGCACGGCGGTGGCCACCCTCGGTACAGCACTCATGACCGCCAGCGGGGCAGCCAGGAGCGCCAGCACTGGCGTGCTGTCAGTGGCGGGGGGGCCCCACCGCGGCGCCCCCTCCCGCGGGGGCGCGGGGGGGGGGGGCCGCGGGGGCCTGCGGCCCCTACCGGGGGGGCGTCGGGCGGGGGGTGCGCGGACGGCGCGG